GTTGTTGCATTATAAAAATTATGTTTCTGGAAATTTATTGTACCCATGGCATGTACTGTATGGTCACATAAACTTTCAGATACAGCACCTTTATATAACTTGGCGTATTGTTGCATTATTTAAAATCGCTAAACTTATCGTAAGCGTCCTCTTTCTTTTTAAATGGTTGATTGCTTTGGTTAGCATCAACAATGTTCTGAGCACTCTGCTCTACATCATACAACCTCATCTTACTTCGGTCAACACCTACAATAAATGCACGATTTGTACTAGGGTCATTGTATCTGTTTTTCAACTGTTTAATTTTGATTTGACCTAGTTGTTCTAGTTCATCATTTGAAATCAATGCAAACATAAAGTCTGCTGTTGCTGGAAGACCAAAACTTTCTGAGGTATCTTCAAGGCCAATATCTGTACTTACAAAACCAGTTCTTGTAGTCTGTGTTGCACTAAAGATTGGTACATCAAACTCAACTGCAAGACCTCTAAGTTCTTCTGCAATTGCTTTCACATAGAAGTAAGATGATATATTACCACCTTTAAATCTACTTGAAGAACAAATGTTTAGATAGTCAATAAAGATTGCATCTGGTTTAAAACTCTTCTTCAATGATAACTCATTTAACAATGCTCTAAAGTGACCACTATGAGCAGAGGCAGTTGGATATTCTTTGATGATAAGTTTACCTTGTGTTTTGTTTCTTATCCTATCCATCTTGTTATCATATAAATCTTTTGGCATAACATGTAAATCTTCCATAGATACATCAAGCAAGTTTGCATCAATTCTTTCTGCAATTCTTTCCTCTGCCATCTCTAGTGTGATATACAATACATTCATACCTTGTGTCAAATAAGATGATGCTACATGACACATGAATAGTGATTTACCAACGCCTGTGCCTGCAAGAGCAATGTTCAAAGTTTTACTTGGAACACCACCCTTTGTAATTCTATTCATGTAATCAAGGTCAAATTGAAATCTTTTTTCTTTAGTGTGGTACCAATCAAATCTGGATTTTGCATCTTCAATGTAATCATGGCCAACATGGTTGTCAAATGATACGGCCAATGCATCTGATAAGATACTAGGTATGGCCTCTGGCGTCATCGCCTTATCTTTGCCATCTAAGATTTTGATACCTGATAGTACAGCATTGTGTACAGCACGGTCTTTACAAAACTTTTCAGTAGTATCAATTAACCACTGTTCATCACTCTTCTCATCTGATAGACCTACAACATAGTCTTTGATTGCTGTATGTTCTTCTTCATTAATATCTTTTCGATTTTGTACTTCGATTAAGATAGTTTCTTTTGTAGGAAGATTATTGTAACTATCAATAAATTTATATATCTCTTCGAAAAGTAACTGTTCAGTTCTTGTACTAAAGTAATCCTTTTTAATAAAAGGTAATACCTTTCTTGTGTACTCTTCTCTGAAAAAGAGGTTGCTCAGTATTGTGGTTTCTATTCTATTCAATTATCGCCGTCCCATTCTTTAGTTGTTCATCAAGTAATTCTACCAATATATCACCAATATAATCTATAAAGTCCTGATTGTCAAGCAAATCCAAATCTCTTGGATTTTTGACTACTGTATAATCAAATGTCAAAGGCAATTTACCTTCAGCATCTTCTTCTACTTTTGGTGGTATACCTACTTTACCATATTTATATATTACATCAGCAAACTGGCCTTCAGTTAGTTTGATACAAGTATGGTCTTCGCCCTCTTTTTGAGCAAAGGCATATCTTCTATTCGTCTTCGTCAGAGCCGTAGCTGAATTTTCTTTTTGTGTACTCATCAATTTGGTCTAATACCTCTTTTGTAAAATATGTTTCAGGATTATCATTGATTGTTTTACCAAATTGTTTTGTACCATCTGGTAATTCAATTCTTGTTGATACTTTCTTAAAGATACCAGCCTCTTCTGCAAGTTCTAACAAACCATAGTGTCTATCTAAACCATGTTTGTATGATAATCTTACATCAATTTGTGCGTTCTCTTTAGTTATTCTGGACTTATAATTTTTACAATGTATAATATTACCTACTACTTCTGTACCCTCTTTTTCTTTTCGTTTACCTAAGTAGATGATTGATGAAGCAGCGTACTTCAAACCTGAACCGCCACCCATTTCTTTTTGTGGAAACATTGAACCGATAACATCGTATGTATGATTGGTCATAATCATAGGAATACCTGCTTGACCTAGTTTCAATGTCAATACTCTAAATGTTGATTTCACAATCTGACTTCTAGTCATATCTCTTGTTTCTTTACCAGCGGCCGTATCATCCATTTCTTTTGTAGTCGATAACATGCCTAAACTGTCTAAGACAAACATGATAGGTTTTCTTTCAGACTTATCTTGTGCAAGGTATTTTTCTGCCACATTGATTGATTGTGTTCTAAATTCTTGTACTGTTGATACAGGCATCACAACTAATCGTTTACTATCAATGCCTCTACTTTCAACCATAGATTTTGATACTGCACTTTCACTTTCAAAGTAGATAACACCAGCATCTGGATCCTTATCTAAGAAAGCCTTTACAATACCTAATGCGAAAAAGGTTTTACCTGTCGCAGCTTCACCGGCGATTGCCGTAATTCTACTATCTGGAAGTCCACCATAAATTGAACCTGATAGTAAGGCGTTAAATGAATATGAACCTGTGTCAATGAAATTATCTACATCACCACCTGTGCCGTCACTTGCTAGTGAGGCATACTCATTGCCTGTTTGTTTGATTATATCTTTTAAAAAATCACTCATCATTTCTCCTTAGTTTCATATAATATACCATAGTTTAGTGTGAATGGCAAGCTTATCTGATAATGTCAATCTCAGCATCTTTTGTCCATATTTCTAAATCATTTCTGATACGATTTTCTTGTTTTAGTTTGTTGTATCTTTTGGTTGCTATTTTCTTCCACCATTCTACAACTCCAGGTACGGTATATCTATCATAGTTATCTGCTTTGACAATCTTATCTGTCTTACCATTTATAATATCTATATAGTTTTCTATACCGTAATTACTTGTGTAATATCTTTTTTGCTCGGTCAAATTCTTTGCGTTTGCAATGGTGGTTTTAAACTTTTCTAAGTCATCACCATCAAGGGCTTTCTTTACAAGACCAATAATACCAGTGGTCATTTTAAGTTTACGACTTGAAGCATCTACTTTTACTAGTTGACCTTTACCAATAATGTTTTCAACATACTCTACCATATCTAGGTATGGTTTACCATGCATCATAGGAATAAAATCTGACATTGTATTGCCTTTGTATCTTAGAAATGGTTTCATGCCGTCATACATTGAGGCACCTTTCGTTTTCCCATATAAAGATGTGGTTTCAAATAACACCAGGTTCATACCATATTTTTCATTCAACTTTTCCCTAACATAGTGTGAACAACAGATGCCAGCCAATAACTTACCACCGAGATAATTATAACCAAAGGGCTGACAAGGCACAATAACAAAACCCATAATGGCTGTTTTGTTAAAAACAGTGAGATTAGGGACATTACCCAAGAGGTCATTCCTAGGTTTACAATTAATAACAGGACTACCAAAACGGATAAAGCCCAAAAACTTATTAGTAATCTTATCTTTGACGGCAAGTTTCAATGCCTTTCCTGGAATAGATACCATATTACTATGGGAAGAAATCATATTTATGCAACTGTCCCATGTGTGATTATCTAATTCAACAATTTCAATATCCATATCTTGTGGTGATATGGTAAAATCATCAAACATATCACTATCAAACCCCATACCAGGAAGTGAAGTAGGCAGACTTTCAATCTGAGCCATCTTCTGGTCACGCATGTATTGGTCTATTCTTTCAAACTGACCAAAGTAGTCATTGAATATCTTGGCACAATGTAGTGCTTGTTCTCTACTTAGGGTCTTCATTGTTCCACATCCATAATAAAATTGCCATCAATAATAAGGGTATTATACTATATAATATTGCTAATGGCAAGCCAAAACTATCCAAAGAATGCCTCCAGGTTAGCGGTTGGTTCTGGTTTCCAACCAATTGCATCTAGGATAAAACGCATTGGGTCTAAGAAAGTCTTGTCAAACATTATATTATAGTCAACATACTCTTGTAATTTAAACTCTTCTGGTAATGTAGTCACATAACTAATCACATCAAACTTGAAAGGATTGGCAGGAATTAATTTGATAAATTTAATCTTGTCGCCTTCTTGTATCAGAGGATACTTACTTTGCAATCCTAGTTCTTCAATCTTATGGTTATATATCAATGCACCTTTTACATGGATTGGTGTGCCTTTGATAAAGATATTACTTGCATCACGGTATTTTCTAAGATTGTTACAAGACCTTGGAAACGATACTGCTTCTGCTGGTAATTGCATGAATTCTTTTCTAAAGTCTGCAATGTGTTTATGTAAATCAGTTTGTTCTTTACTCATAATCACAGTGATGGCTTCTTTAATTTTACCACGACACACCTGAGGTGTACTAGACTTAACTGCTTCTATACCCATAAGTTTTAACTTAGGATTAGCAAGTCTTACGCCTTCTTCGTCTAGTACATTCAGCATGTATCTTTTCTTGGCAATCCAAATACCTTTGTTGGCGATAACTTCTCGTTTCATCACCATAGCATTTTTAAATGCGTTAGAATAATCTGCTAGTTCAGTAAACCACTTTTCAATTTCTGGTTCAAACTTCTGTTCACAAACTTTATTTAGAAAATCTACAATCTGGTCATCTGATTTACCTTGACATGTTGCATCAACTAACTTATCAAGTCGAACATAGATACTATCTGTATCTGAGGCAACAACATAATCATCACCATCTGTTTTTAGAATTTTGTTTAGATAATTGTTCATGTGGTTTTCAACAAAACGAATAATAAACTGACCAGCAGTTGTGATACCAGCAGCCTGTCTTACATCATAATATCTAAAGTATTGATTACCTACTGCACCATAAGCTGAGTTCAAGGCAATCTTTCTTGCCCATTGAATATTGTGGCATCGAGCAATCTCTCTTTTAAGAGAAACATCACCGGTCTTTTCAAATTCAATCTTCGCCTTAATCATTCGTTTTTTGTAAACAACTCGTTCTTTGTACATCTTCTCCATCATCTCAGATAGAAAACCTTGACTATCTCGTTTGAACATTGCACCATTTGGTGTCATGGTCAGGTCATTCTCTTTGAGATAATCTAAATCGAGTTCTTTGTTTAACATCTTCTCAACACCAGGAATAGTATCAGCAGAACCATATAGTTTTTCTGGTGAAATATTGTATTGAATAAGAATATGTGGATATAGAGAGTTGATATCAAATGAAACTATCCACTTGTGTTGACCAGGTATAGGGTCCTTTACATATGCACCCTCATACTTGGAGTCCTTTGAGTGTTCTTCTCTAGGTGGTACACATATCTTTCTCTCCATCAAATAGTTTGCAATCAAAGTATCCCACACTCTAACTTGTGAGAATATATCATCATAGTTTA